ATAGGAGCTATACAATTCAAGGTGTTATATAATGGGCAAGAAGATAAATCTGATAATTTTTTAATCGCTTATCCATTAGGAAATATTAAGAAGTACCCTGTTCAGAATGAATTAGTCAATATTGTAACTAGATCATCAAACAGATCATCTAACCCTTCTGGGAATAACATATACACATATTATTATGATGACATTTTACCAGTATTTGATTCGCCTGAACACAATGCTTTACCTACAGATTCTTCCTTTAGTGGGAGTAATAATACCTCTGTAACAGGGCCTAACTTCAAAGAGCGAGGTTCTATATACAAATTACAACATCTTCCTGGTGACACTATAATAGAAGGTCGATTTGGTAACTCTATAAGAGCAGGTTCTTCAAATGATTTGATACTACAAACACCTTGGAAGGGTCCACAGGGCAATCCTGTATTTGTAATAACTAATGGGCAGAAGCCTCAGACATCTAATAATATATCAGCAGTTTTTGAAGATATAAATGGAGACGGATCTTCTATATGGGGATTGAGTGGTCATAGTATTACATTTGTACCTGCAAGTACTTTATTTGATAGTTATAACTCTGAGGTTACATCTACTGATAAAAAGAATAACATAATTGTAGCAAGTAATATTCCTACTACCACATCTTCTATACCGGCACAAGTTGCTGATCAAGTGCCTGTAGTGGACACCTCACCTATAGTGTATAATACAAATATGCCTCCTGCAACAGTAACTCCTGTAGCAGATGAACCATTACCCACTAAGGAAGGTGATGATGATTTTAATATAGAGTTCGAAGATATAAGCATACCTCACCAAGGACTTGACCAACAACCTTGGATAGATATTGTGTCAAGTATAGATATAGTCTCATATGACCCTAATGCTAAATTTGACTTGTCTGGTAACTTCAATCCTCTATTTCTTGTTTACATGTATCATAATCAAGGACCAGGAGGTATACAGTCTATATTATATTATGCCAAGCAGGGAGCCTCTAAGATTCCAGTACCAGCTAAATATTCTTCCGCAAGGGATAGAGATGGAAATTATACAGACATCAATGATAATATGTTTGGAAGGAATATTAACCCTTCCAGTAAGAATAGAGGTAATGTAGGTGATGATTTCAAGAAATATTACGGGACTACTTATACTCCACTTAACTTTCTTAAATACTGGAATGCAAAAGTAGATAAAGTATATAAAAAACAGGGAATTACTTCTTCTAATTTGGATGTATATTTTAGTGCAGGTTCAAAAAATTATGGGATACCTATAGAGTGGATGAGAACTATAGCATACATAGAAAGTTCTTATGTACCTACACGGCAGAGTCATGGAAGTGAATATAAAGGATTGTTCCAGATTAATTTAAAAGAGTTCCAAGCTGTGTATTCTAGTGATACTGACATATTAAACCCAATGAAAAATTCTATAGCTGGAGCAAAAGCTATTAATAAAGCACAAGCATCAGTTAGTCATATAATTCAATCATTAAAGTAAGTGGAATTTAATAATTACAAATATAACCAATGGATATTCAATTCTGACAGGCTTGTACTCAATGCTAAGAAAGATAATATATTCCTACTTGCTGCAAAAGATTTAACAACATCTGTACAAGGAGAAGTACACTTTGATTCTAAGGGTAAGTTTGTTGTTAATGCACCTAAAATACAACTAGGCATAAAGGAAGGTTCAGAACCAATAGCAAAAGGTCAAACGGTGGTTAATATATTTAACGGGATGTTAAGCGCGTTTGGAGATTTTTGTACATCGTTAGCAACAGCAACAGGACAAGGTGTAGGAGTAGTTTCATTATTAACAATAAATACGGCAGCAGAGAAACTACAAGGAGCCTTACTACAGAGTCAAAAAGATATAGAAGGAATTAAATCATCAATAACATTTTCAAACTGATGGATAATAATCTTACAGGTGCATCAATAACAGGACTATCAAATCTATTAGCTTCAGCTACCACTCAGGTTAATCCTGCCTCATTCATTTCAAATGCTACTCAGAGTACAGGATTATCCATTCCTGACCCAATAGGTGCTGCTATTAAGAATGCATTAAGGTCTATAAGTAATATTACTAATGTTATAGTATCTAGGATAAAAGGCCTTGAAGAGGACATTGTAAAATCAGTATCTAATACAGGCAAGGTTGAATTAATAAATAATGTAATAGTAGTAACACTACAACCAAAAGATGCACCACTTATACCTTCTTACGAAGCGAAGATTCAAAAAGATATAACAAGTATTACATCATCTTTAACTAAGATGCAAACTTTGTTGAATACACTATCTACTATATCTCATACTGCGACTACATTAAAATCTGTACTTGATATACAAGAAGCCTTAATAGCATCCAATCCTATATCCAAGGCTACAATGGAGATTGTAAAGAAAGCTATTAGGATATTATCATACAAGGATATACTAAGTGATTACATCAACATTATCGAGAATAGTCTAACAAGTAATGAACAAACACTAAGACAACTGATAGGAGAAGTAAAACTGTTGAATGTAAGATTTACAGTATCTAACGCAGCTAATAATGGAGATAACATCAACACAAACCAAGCTCTTGATTCTATAGCAAGCTCATCATTGGCAGATTCGTCCATAATTATAGGACAATCGGTACCATACACAACAGTGTCAGGAAAGGGTTATAATTTAACTGTGGAACCATATGGTAATGGAGAGTTAGTAGCAAGAGCAAGAGATAAGTTCTCAGGAGGGTTAGTTGTAGAGACTTCTCCAAGTTATATAAAGAAACCAGAAGATTTAATAACAGAAATAAAAGCCATTATCGGCGATTAATTAACCACTTATATTTATACACGATGACATCAACAGAGATAACAATGTTAGGCGAAATACTGAAACTGCATATGGAATCAGCAATCATTAAAGCCATAGCACCTCTTCAAGAGGAATTAAAAAAGATAAAGGTCTTAAACGCAACTATCTTAAAAGAAGCTAGACAGGCTCCTCAAGTAGGTACCTATCAACAAACAACACCTACTTTTAACTTACTAGGTAAGGCACCAGGTAATGAAATACTTACAGAGAGTGTAAATATTCAACATCAACAAACGCCAGGTGCAGATATGTATGATAACCCAGCACTAAAGGGTATAGCTATGCATGCTAAAGCTGCTAATGGGCTACCTGATATAGACTTACCAGTTCCAACAATATTTAAAAGACAATAACATTAAGTGAGACGACATATCCAAACTACCATTTACCCTATTGACACTAAGCCATCTGTGGCTGTAGGATTAAAACTTCCTTTCAATGAGAAGGGTGTGTTTGGACAAAACTATACCACTCAAGATCAATTGAAGACTGATATTATCAACTTCATGTTGACTAACCCTGGAGAGAGATTATTCAATCTAGGATTTGGTGCTGGTGTCAGAGACTTATTGTTTGGACCTGATGATGATCTTGCCGCGATAGATAATGGGTTAAGAACGGCTATATTAGGACAATTTCCTCAAATAACCATTACAGACTTAACAGTAACCAGTCCTCCAGAGAGTCACACATTGTACATAATATTGAAGTATTCATTCAATACAACTACTAATCAAATCACTATAAGTATATAACCTTGCCAAAATCCGTAGACATAAAATATCTGAATAGAGATTTCAACAGTTTCAAGCAAGCCTTGATTACTTTTGCACAATCCTATTTTCCCAACACTAATAATGATTTTAGTGATGCATCTCCTGCCACCATGATTATGGAACAGGCTTCTGCGGTAGGTGACATATTGTCATTATATACTGATAGGTCTGTACAGGAAAACTTCTTGGAATATAGTATTCAAAAAGATAATATAATATCACTAGCTTACTCATCAGGATATAGACCTAGAGTAACAAGTACAGCAGTAACAACACTAGATGTATATCAACAGATACCAGCAATTATCTCAGGTGGTACAGCAACACCGGATTACAACTATGCTGTAACCATTGCAGCTAATGCTAAAATAAATTCTAAAAGCAATAGTAATGTTTCTTTCATAACTCAGACACCGGTTAATTTCGCGTTTTCATCTTCGGCAGATCCTACTACAGTATCCGTTTATTCAATAAACAATGGTACTCAACAACCTGAATATTATTTACTTAAGAAGTCAGTAGAGGCTATAGCAGGAACATTGAAAAGTCAAACTTTTACTTTTGGAACACCTGTTAAATTTGATAGTGTAACCCTTAATGATACTGATGTAATAGAGATATTGAATATTACAGATTCTGATGGGCATGTTTGGTATGAAGTTCCTTACCTAGCTCAATCAACTGTGTATGAATCAATACCTAACACACAACTGAATGACCCTAACATGTCTCAGTTTAATGATACTGTGCCATACTTACTAAAACTTAGAACTGTACAGAGAAGGTTTACATCCAGATATAACGCGGATAACACACTTACTCTAGCATTTGGATCTGGTGTAGTAAATTCTCCTGATGAGGAGATAATACCTAATACGGATAATGTAGGTATGGGATTGATTGACAGTATTTCTAAATTAGAAACTGCTTATTCTCCTGATAATTTTCTTTATACTAAGCAGTATGGTTTAGCTCCGGGCAACACAACCCTCACTATTACTTATATAACAGGTGGAGGGGTTGAAACTAACGTCAGCGCAGGAGATATTACCTCTATATACGAGATTACACGTACTTCATCTAATAGCAATCCTAATTCACTGAATCAGGCTTTATTTCAACAAGTATCAAATACAATCGCCTTCAATAATGTTTATGCAGCATCTGGTGGAGGTTCTGGGGATGATGTTGATGATATAAGATTAAATGCCATGGCTGCATTTCCAAGCCAGCTTCGAAACGTAACACCGGAAGATTATGAAGTTAGGTCTGTATCAATGCCTTCACAATACGGTACCATAGCAAAAGGTAAATTAATAACTGGAGAAGATAAAGGTAATCCATTAGGATTATCATTATATGTATTATCATATGATACTAATAAGAATCTTACAACAGCTAGTCCAGCATTAAAAGAAAACTTAAAGAATTATCTATCGCAGTATAGGATATCTAATGATTCTCTTAATATAAAAAACGCATTTGTAATAAATGTAGGTATTAATTTCTCTATAAGTGTTCTATCTAGCTTTAACGCGCAACAAGTATTAGCTCAATGTCTTGCAAATGTATCTGACTTATTTAATACATCTAAATGGCAGATAGGTCAACCAATAGTTATTGCAGACATCATCACCGCAATATTACAGGTGCGTGGAGTTCAGAACGTACAGGGTGTAGAGGTAGTGAATAAGAGTGGAGAAAGTGATGGGTATTCAAAGTACGGATATGATATACTAGGTGCCACTAAAAATAATATAATATATACAAGCAGGGACCCATCTATCTTTGAGATTAAATATAAAACACAAGATATAAGTGGTAGAGTAGTAAATAATTAAAATTAAATAATATGACATTTCCAGACATATCTAAATTCTCTTTTAAGGAAGCATTCAACAACAACTCAGGTAAAACAGAGATGGCACTTATTTGTGCATTATTGGTAATAACTACAGGGTGTATAGGGTTTATCTGGGCACTTGCCGTAAAATATGAAATATCCTTAAATGCATCTATTGTATTCGTAACTTTAGGGAGTGGATTGCTCGGAATTCGAAGGTTTACTAATGAGAAGGGTATAACTATTTTAGGAGATGATGGTAAATTAGTAACAACAAACACACCTGATACAACACAAACAATAAATCAATAATAAACATGGCAGATTTAAAACTTTATATACCTAAATTATGGGAGTTTGAAGGTACAGTGTATGAAAATGATCCTGTAGACCATGGTGGGGCAACTAAATTTGGTGTAATCGTGGATGATTTAAAAAATCTAAATATAGATGAGAATCATGATGGCATTATAGATTGGAAGGATATTAGAGACTTAACAGAAAGTGATGCACAATCTATTGTAAAAAAAGAGTATTGGGATGTAGTAAAAGCAGATCAAATAATCAATCAAAGTGTTGCGGAAATGCTAGCAGACTTTGGATTTAATTGTGGTATAAAATATGCTGCTAAAAAAATTCAAAAAATATTAGGACTCACTGTAGATGGTAATGTAGGTCCTAAAACAATACAGGCTATTAACTCAGCTAATCAGCAAGATTTATTTAATAAATTAGTTGCAATTAGAAAACAACATTACAAAGATATAGTATCTAATAATCCTACTCAAAATAGATTTATGAAGGGGTGGATGAATCGTGTTGATTATTTTAAATTTAAACCTTAACCATTGGCAATATACAAAATCTTTCCAATCAAAGATGCAACCCTGCACTCTGAATCAAGTACAACTAATTCAGGGTTAGATGCAGTGTTATATCTATCTAAAGGAGCATCCAGTGCATTTCCATCTCAATCTGCTTGTGCCAGACCATTAATCCAATTTTCAACAGATGATATGAATGATGTTATTTCAAAATACATTGGGACATCATCTTATCAAGCATATCTTAAAATGTATCTATGCGATGCTGTCGGGATACCTACTAACTTCACTCTAGAAGCTCATCCTGTGTATCAATCTTGGGATATGGGTACCGGCAAGCTACATGACATACCTATCAATACAACAGGAGCTTCTTGGTCATTTCCAACAGCAAATAGTTCTAGTTACTGGATAACATCAGGATTCCCAACTGGGGTAACTGGTTCATTTATAGACAATAACTCAGGTGGAGGTACATGGTATACTTCATCATATAGTCAATCCTTTCAGACTTTTACTAATCTTGATGCAGAGATAGAAGTCACTTCTTTTGTAGATTCTATGGTATCAGAATCCATTGACAATAATGGGTTTATTGTGAAGACAAGTGAAAGTTTAGAGTTTGATTCGAACTATAATTACACGTTAAATTATTTTTCCAGAGATAGTAATACTATATACCCACCTGTATTGGAATTCAGATGGAATGATTCTTTTTACACACCCACAACAAATATTGTTGGAAATGGATTATTTTTAGTATCTTTGCAAAACAACAAAGGTAATTTCAAGGAAGGATCTATACAACAATTCAGAATTAGTGTTAGAGACCAATATCCTGTTAGGCAGTTTGTTACAGGAAGTATGTTTACAGGTAATAAATTTCTTCCTTCTAGTTCCTATTGGTCCTTAGTAGATTACAAAACTAAAGATGTAGTAATAGGATTCGATGATATATATACCAAGATATCGGCAGATTCAACAAGTAATTTATTTACCATATACATGTCAGGATTAGAGCCTTCAAGATACTATAAATTATTGATTAAATCTATTATAGGAGGGCAAGAAATTATATTTGATCAGGATTATATATTTAAAGTAGAATGATAAATGAAGACTTAAACAGAGAACAAGAAGATGATCTAAAGGAATGGGTTATATTTGGTATGATCCTATCAGTCTTGTCAATAGTCATTAGTGCATTAAGTTGGATATTCAGATAAAAAATTAAAACATATCAATATGAGAAAGAAAGATACAGATATAGGAAGAGTAGTAGATGACACATGGGGAAAAGTTAAAAATAATATGGGCAAAACTAAAGATGGTGAAGCTGAGAAAGATCTTAATACTATTAGAGATATCAATACAATATAATTGCCACAACAAGTACCTATATCGCGAACCATTTTTGGAAAGAACAGCTTTACTAACGTAGTAGATACGAAGTTTAAACAGCTAGTTCCTCCTGACAACGCTACTTCTCCTAATACAATAACAGAGGTAGTGGATTTCTTTCATTCGTATAATACTATATTCTATGATATACCAGCTACTGGGTCTGCAAGTTCTCACTTAGAATTAGTGAATAGAAGTAGTGATTACCTAGGCATATCAATAATAGAATTACAAACAGAAATACAAAATTTACGCCAAGAGAATGTATCTTTAAGGCAACAACTATTCACCTTAACAAATCCTTAATATGACCCCGTTATTTGAACCCCTGTTAAAAAGTAAATGGATATGTAATGTATATTCTGATGGAGAGTTAGTGTTTCCTAATTATTTAGTTAAGTCAGTAACAAGACCAAGTTTTACAAATACATTAGGTTGGTCAAATCCTGTTGTATACTTGTATGAGAGTGCGATTACACTTGCTTGTGTGCAAGAGTTAGATGTAAATGGAAGTTATCATATACAAATACAATATTTATCTGCTGATGGAAGTATTTCTTTTACTTCTGGTATCAGGGGTATTTCAATAAAATCTATTACAAGAGAAGAGTTAGATTATAGTAAAAGTGAACTTATGATAGTAAAGATTGAATTTAAAAAATAACTTAATTGCCAGTAACTAGTATAAATAAAATAACAGACCAAGCCTTAGATAGATACGATGTTGTTGATCAACTTCTTATTCCATCTCAGAGCTTTTTGCGTAATTTCAATACTTCTACAGATTACATAGAGGCTCACATATATACGCAGAATGATGTGTTACTATCTTCTGACTATAATGTTACTATATATACTTTACCTCAATCGGAAGGTAATAGTACAAACCAAATTATATTTGACCCAGGCACGTACCTTACTTCACAAAAGTACAATGTAGGTGATTTTAAAGTAGACTATAGAATTTATAGAAAACAAATATTTACACTATCTTCTCCTACATTTTTTATATCAGAAATAAGTACAGACAGGACAGAGATAAGATTGTCATCTAATATAGTATCTAATGACACTATTGAGACTAACACTCTTAACTTTATACATCAGATGCAGTCATCTGTATACTACAAAGATTTTCTTCTAAATTTTGGAGAAAACAAAGTGGTTAATGCAGTAAATATTGCATTAGATAAAAATACAGTACCTTTCTCTTTACTGATAAAACTTTACCAACCGTTACCTACAGAGTTTTCAGTTAAGGCACCATTGTGGATAGTAGAAGAATTATCATCTCCTATCATATTTGAGGTGGTATTAACTCCAGACTTTACAGCTCCTGTAACTCCTATGTTATCCGGAGCTAATTTTGATGTAGATGTGAATGCACATCATAGTTTGGCATCACCATATGTCAATCAATCAAACATATATAGTACCGGCACTTTAGAGCAATACCAAAACATACTTAATCAACTCAATAATGATTCTATAAATGTCAATGTTGATTATACTAATTATTCAGACTTTGTTCATTTTTCATCTGTTGCCCAGAGACTAGTTAATTTTCAATATAAATTAACTCAGATAGAAAATTATGGTTTGGATATTGCAACTTTAAATACAATACCTAACCAAG